CACAGTAGTAACAACTTAGGAGTTGAAAATGGCAAAAATGGAATCAGGCAAAGCTGACATGGCGCAAGACAAGGCGATGATTAAAAAAGCCTTTAAAATGCACGACAAGCAAGAACACAAAGGCGGCAAAGGTACGAACTTAGCCAAACTGGCTAAAGGTGGCAAGACCAATGAGATGATGAAGTCTTATGGTCGTGGTATGGCTAAAGTAATAAACCAGCGCGGTTCTGGACGCGGAGGCTAATATGGCAATAAATAATTTACCTGCTGAGAAATATGCTCAGCCCCACACTATGAGCGGCGGCTCGGTGTCTAACCAAGTTCCTACTGAGACGGGTGCTCAGCGCATGACGGAGATGAATCCCTCTGTTGGCGGCATCAGCAAAGGTAACTACAAGCCCGTAAAGACTGACGGTATCAAAATTCGCGGTACTGGCGCAGCAACTAAAGGCGTGATGGCTAGAGGGCCAATGTGCTAAGACATGACCTACACTGAGTTAATAACAGCGATCCAGACGTATACAGAAAATACGTTTCCGTCTACCACTTTGGCGGATAGCACAGTTGTGTCTTCAACGACACAGTTGAATCGCTTTATTACTCAGGCTGAACAGCGTATCTACAACTCTGTTCAGTTCCCATCGCTTCGCAAGAATATGATTGGTGTTTTGTCTACAGGCTTAAAGTACCTGTCTACGCCACCTGATTTCTTATCTACATATTCTTTAGCAGTCATTGAGAACTACGGTACGGCTACTGAGCACTACACGTATTTGCTAAATAAAGATGTGAACTTCATTCGCGAAGCCTATCCAGACACAGGCACTGCATATAGGGGTTTACCCAAATACTACGGATTATTTGGACCAACTATTTCGGGAAGCGTTATTACGACTGATTTGTCGTTTATTGTTGGTCCAACACCAGATGCAGCGTACAAAGTAGAATTGCATTTTTACTACTACCCAGAGTCAATTACCACTGCTGGTAGCACTTGGCTTGGTGACAACTTTGATACTGTTCTTTTGTACGGCTGTCTTGTTGAAGCGTACACCTACATGAAGGGTGAGGCAGACATTATTGCTTTGTACGACACCAAGTACAAGGAAGCATTAGCCCTTGCTAAACGCCTTGGAGATGGTCTGGAGCGCAGTGATGCGTACCGCAGTGGGCAGTATCGTGAAGCGCCTCTACCTCAAAATACGGGGATTAGATAATGGCGTTTACGGGTAACTGGGCAACCAACACGTTCAAGACAGGTTTGCTTGACGGGGTGTATAACTTTAATACAGGCACAACGCAGGTCTACAAGATTGCACTGTATACAAATACTGCCACGCTAGATGCCACTACAGCAGCTTACACAAGTACGGGTGAGGTGGTAGCTTCTGGTTATACGGCTGGCGGACAAACACTGGTTGTTGCGCAGATTCCCACAATAGGTAACGCAACTGGTGCGGCTACAACTTATTTGTCTTTTGATAATGCAGTTTGGTCAACGGCTACCACAGCGCGAGGCGCATTGATTTACTTGGCTAACGGTACAACAAACCCAACAGTTTGTGTATTAGATTTTGGTGCAGATAAGACCTCTACAGCCACATTCACCGTACAATTCCCAGCAGTCACTAACACTTCAGCCATCATAAGGATTTCGTAATGGTTACAACAATTTACGGCGATATGGATGAATCCCTTCTTGAGAAGAGAGAAGGCACGTTTGAAGATGACAACGAACTGACCACTTGGGTTGAGTACTGGAAAGACGCAGAGTTAGTCCATCGTTCTGCCCATGTGACTCTAAAGAAGATGCCCCCTATTGGTGGCGAATTGCAGAATTTCACATAAGGAGCCATCATGGCAAATACCGCATCCCTTTGCACATCTTTCCTACAAGAAATATTGACGGCAACCCATAACTTTGGCGTTGCTCCTATCCGTGCAGCCACAACCGCAGACACCTTTAAAGGCGCTTTGTATTTGGCTTCTGCCACTTATAACGCGGCTACCACGGCTTATTCGGCTACTGGTGAAGTCTCTGGTACAGGCTACACGGCTGGCGGTGTAACGGTGACTAACGCAACAGCACCTGCATCAACAAACACATCGGCTACAGCTGGTACAGCATACTGGACACCTTCAGCATCGCTAACCTATACAACCGTAACGCTGACCACCGCGTTTGACACCGTGTTGATCTACAACTCTACCCAGTCTAACAAGGCTGTGGGTGTGTTTACATTTGGCTCACAGACCATTACAGCAGGCACGTTTACATTGACGATGCCTAGCAACACCACATCGACAGCGCTAGTTCGCTTGGCAACAACCTAAAGCGGAGGCGGCGTAAGCCGTAGACCATGTTTGGTATCTCCGCATACGCACAAGCGCCATATGCCTCGTTAGGGGAAAACACAGTTGTTGTTGCCCTGACAGGCTTATCCGCGTCAGGTAATGTTGGGACACTAACACCAAGTTCTACTGTAGCCCTCACGGGGTTAGCCGCATCTGGCTTTGTCGGGACATTAACTGCCACAGGCTCTCAGGCTGAGTCTGGCGACCAAGCAAACGGGTTTGTAGGCACGGTAACCCCAAGCCTGACTGTTGCCCTAACGGGGCTTTCTGCGTCTGGGTCTGTAGGAACATTAACTCGCGGCGCAACTCAAATTGCCCTTACAGGTAATTCCGCCACAGGCTCCGTAGGAACGCTTACTCCAGCGATGTCTATTGCGCTAGTGGGCAATGCGGCATCAGGGTTTGCGGGAACAATCACGTATGGTGGCGTTTCTGTAGCTCTTGTAGGAAAGTCAGCGTCAGGTTTTGTTGGAACATTAATACCGGGCAAGTCTTTTGATATAGCGGGAGACGCCGCATCTGGATTTGTAGGAACGCTTGGTGTTAGCGTAACAGTTGCGCTTACGGGGCTATCCGCTGCGGGTTCTGTTGGCACATTAATACCAGAGAAACTATTCCCCCTAACAGGTAAGTCAGCTACGGGTTCAGTTGGTACTGTTGTAGCTGGTATATCGCCTACACTAGTGGGGCTGCAAGCCCAAGGCTTCCAAGGCATGATGGCAGCGATTTACTGGACGATTGTCATAGACAGTCAAGATGCAAACTGGCAAAATATAGCCGACGCGCAAACGGCTGGATGGGCGCTTATTGATGACGCTGAAACATCAGATTGGGTGTTGATTGACACCGTAGTAAGTTAAGGAAACATATGGCTTTTGTACTTGCGGATAGGGTAAAGGAAACTACCACAACGACTGGTACTGGAACGGTGACTTTGCTTGGCGCATCAACTGGGTTTCAATCCTTCTCCGCCATTGGCAACACAAACACCACCTATTACACGATTGCTGGGCAAAGCACTTCTGAGTGGGAAGTAGGCATTGGTACTTACACCTCATCAGGGACAACCCTAGCCCGTACAACTGTTATATCTTCTAGCAACGCAGGCGCATTAGTAAACTTTAGCGCGGGTACAAAAGATGTATTTGTAACCTACCCAGCAGAATTCACGGCTAACGCTATTGGTGGTGGTATTGGCGCGGTGCTTCTTAACGCATCTACTGCCACGGTAAGTGGGTCAGTCGCCACAGGGCAAAACGGCTTCACTGTTGGACCTTTAACAGTCAATAGCGGTGTAACAATAACAATTGCATCAGGACAAAGGCACGTAATCATATGAGTACGATTAGCGCATCAACAACGACAACAACCGCATATGTAGTAACTGCGGATACAACAGGTACGCTGGTTATTCAGACTGGTGCAACGCCTACAACGGCTCTTACATTGAGTTCGGCTCAGTTAATGACTCTGCCTAATGACGCATCTATCTCAGGTCTAACAGTAGGTAAAGGCGGTGGTGCTTTATCTACTAATACGGCTCTGGGGAAATCCGCTTTAAATGCAACAGCCACAGGTGGATATAACACGGGTGTTGGTAGTAGTTCTCTTAGTGCAAATACTTCAGGAGTTCAAAATTCGGCTTTGGGTGAATCATCATTAGGTTCAAATACAACTGGTGGTTTTAACTCTGCTGTTGGACAAAATGCGTTAGCAATAAATTCCACGGGTTCTTACAATACTGGTCTTGGTTCTTATGCTCTTTTCTTTAACACCACAGCATCTCAAAATACAGCTGTTGGGTATCAATCGGCATATACAAATACAACAGGAACTGCCATAACCGCTGTTGGTTTTACGGCACTTAAATTTAACACTACTGGAGGTAATCTTACTGCCGTAGGATATGAAGCCTTGTACTCAAACACTACTGGTGCATACAACAGTTCGGTTGGAGTTGATGCGTTATATTACAACACAACTGGAAATTACAATACGGCACTTGGTCATAATGCTTTAATTAACAATACTACGGCTGATTACAACACGGCTGTCGGTCAGCGTTCTTTACAAGGAAATACAACAGGAACACAGAATACTGGAATTGGGGTAAGTTCATTAATTGCCAA